CCGGGTGCAAAAATTATCACCGACGCCCCAGCCGGGGTGTTGAATCCTGTAGGCGGAAACTTCTAGGAGATTGATATGGGCTGGCTCAGAAATCGTTTTGGCGAAGCATCAACACTGGCGGGGCTGGGAGTGCTGTTTGCTGTCGGGATTCCGATGGTGCCGCCGCAGTATCAACTGCTGGTGCAGGGCATCGCGGCAGCTTTGGGTCTTGGCGGCGCTGTTCGGGCTGATCCCGGCAACAGGTGACCCCGCACTTTACCCTTGCGGAGCTAACCGTCACCGACCACCGCAGCCTAGACAATACCCCCGACGCGGCGGCGCTGGCAAACCTGCAACGGTTGGCTGCGTTTCTGGAGCTGGTCAAAGACCGGCTGGGCGGCAGGGCTGTGATGGTCACCTCTGCCTACCGCAGCAAGGCGGTCAATGATGCCTGTGGGAGCCGCGACACCAGCCAGCACAGGCTTGGCTGCGCGGCTGACATCAGGGTGCCGGGGATGACCCCTAATGATGTTGTGAGGGCTGTGATGGCGTCGGGGCTGGCATACGACCAGATCATCCGAGAGTTTGACGCTTGGATGCATATCAGCATCCCCAACCTGCCAACGCTCCCCCCGCGCAAAATGGCGCTTATAATCGACAAGTCGGGAACCCGACCTTTTTCTTAGTGCCTGGTGGTATCCCCTTTGCCCCCGTCTAGCGGGGCTTTTTTTTGACTCGCTCCGCGCAGGGCAGGCAACGCCACTGCTTCTGCTTGCGGTTCAGGGAGTGCGTCATGACGACGCCAGGCACCCGCTGGCAGCTCATGCAGGTTGGGTTGGGTGGTGTTATGCGCGGCATCAGTCTTTATACCCCTCTTCTATAACGCTAAACTTTGCATCCAGCACCCGAAGATCATTTGCCGCATCTGATACTCCGTGCCAGTCGCCAATCCTCACGCACATCAGCAGGTACTCGGTGTATGCGGCGCGGTTCTTTTCGTATTCGGCTAGAGTCATCACAAGCTCCTAGCTATCGCTGCATACGTCATCGCGGAGTACACCGTTTCTTTCGCCATCCGGCGTACCGCGTCCCGGTCCGTCTTACGTTGTGCGCCCAGATTCTCAGCCCACGCAGCCACCGCGTCAAAGTTCTGTGGGAACTGCAAAACGGCAAGTTTCTGCTCGTCCCGATTCTCTGCGGCTACTTCTTTGTCTCGTCGGGCAGTCTCCATTGCAAGGTTCGCTTCTGTTGCCCAGCAGTCTGATCGGGCGCACACTGAGACAGCCCGTTTGCCACATTGCCGACATGATAGTTCCATACATCTCTCCCAAAAAAGCCCAGCGTGAAGAACATTGAACAGCTAAGAACTGAAGCCAGAATTACGGATCGCAGACCGTGTGGCATTTCTTCTACTATGACGTGTTTGTTCATACCTTCCTCACTGCGTCAATTGCTGCATCCAGCATTTCCCCGTCGTCCCACAAACACGGTTCGGGGTACTCAAAACCCACGGGCCACGGAAATTGGTCTGCATCCCAAAGACGCTTTGAGCGAAACCACCTGTACCTCTCGGCGTCCTCCCGCTGATTGTCAATGACATTCAGCATTTCTTCCGGGTCGCATCCGGTTACGCCTAGCGCGACGGCGCAGCGAGATTCCCACTCCCGCAGCGCAGCGTTCTCCGCTTCCAACTTCGGTACTACTGCGTTGATCAACTCTCGCCCAAGTGCGCTCAACGTGACGGCGGGTTGCTCTCCACAGGCGCAGACGTAACGCCCTGCGGAGTGCGTTGAGTTGCGGTCGAAGCCGCATTCAGGTGTGGTAATGTGCTTCGTATCACTCATGGCTTACTCCTGGGTGCGCGGAGATATTTATAAAACGCTCCTTGCACAGCACTTTCAGATTGGCCCAAAAATCCTTGTCTGCATACTGATGCGTAAATGTTGAATAGCCAACAAGTTCATCACCTAACTTCTGAATATCCTCAAATGGGCCGCAAGATATGCCTGTGAATACTCCAATTATTGCCGCTTGCTCGCGTGTCAGTATCATGTTTTCTCCTTGGTATCGTAACGATAATTAGCTTTGTAGCGCACCTTACAGGCGCGTGTCATTTTGGCTCCTTGAGTGCGCGGATTTCTAGCACCAGTGCCGCTGCGTTTGCTGCCGTGCCGAGGTAGCCGTCGCACACCTTCGCCGCAACTTCCAGCCCCGCACGGTATCCAGCGTCGTAGCCTGTCGGCTCTGCTGGCGAGGGAGAAAGCGATTGCAGCGCCATGTCGCAGAGGGCAAAAAATGATTTTTCGCCGCCAATTTGTTTAGCAGCGTCCCCGCGATGAAATTCCTTATACCAAATGTGCCACTTCTCGATTTCCTCCCTGCTCAGTGCGTTCATTTCCCAATCCTCTCCACAATCTGGCGCTCAAGCTGCGCCTCAAGCGCGGTAATCCGCTGGTCGCGTCCACCTGCGTTCTTCATTGCGGCAGCGTCCAGTTGGGCTTCTTGCTGAACTTATCCAGCACCCACAGATTTTTCCGGCGAAGGTATCTTATTGCCATCACCCACTTTGCTCCGTTGCGACGGTTGGGGTGCAGCTTTCTTGCTTGGGCGGTCAGGCTCATTTGATCCTCTCTATCTCACGCTCCAGATACCAGCGTGCTTTTCTCAGGTCAGCATCCGCTTCCCCCTTCAGCCCGGCGCGCCAGATGTACTTGATGGCGTTGCCCAAGTTAAAGTTCATATGCTCGGTGATCTGGATGCACTCGATCCCCGACGGGTGTCCCTTGTAATGCTCTGGGTTAGTTGGGTCAGATGCCATTGAGCAACTCCATCCGCTCCCGCGACACGCGCAGGACGTTGTACCGCTGGTGCAGTCGCTCCAGCACCACCACGCGCCGGTCGCCCAGCTTCTCCGCTTGCAGCATCTGCAACACCTCGCCCTCGGTCTTCGACGCGAGGACGTGGTTCAACTCACGCCAGGTTAGCCGCTTCAATTTTCTTCTCCAGTTCGTTGATGTTCTTCAGCACCCGCACCAGCCCCCGTTGCGCGGCGTTGAACTGCCGGTAACGGATGGTCAGCTCGGCCTCTGCCGCCTTCAACTTGTTCTTCAATGTGTCGATTCGTTTCATTTCAAGGACTCCATTGCCATCTCGGATAGGGATTTCTTGTCGTGCAGCGCCGCGTAGATCTTCTCGTCCACGGTCTTGTTCGCCATCAGGACGTAGCACCACACATCCTGCTTCTGGCCGCTGCGGTGCAGGCGCCCGATGGTCTGCTCAAACAGCTCCAGCGACCACGGCAGGGACAGGAACACGATCTTGCTGCCACCGTGTTGCAGGTTCAGCCCGTGGCCGGCAGACTTGGGATGCACCAGCAGCAACTCAATTGCGCCAGCGTTCCAGCGGTCGATGGCCTCCGGCTCATCCAAGGTGGACGCCCGTGGGTAACGGCGCTGCAACTCGGCCAACTCGGCCTTGTACTGGTAGACGATAATCGTGTTGGCGTGCTGGTTCTCGGTCAAGAGGTCGTCCAGCAGCGCGAACTTGGCGTCATCAAAGAACACCGCGCCCGTGTCGGTGTAGACGAACCCCGAGGCCATCTGCTGGAGCTTGCCCGTCACCACCCCGGCGTTGGCGGCGATGGCGGTGGTGGTAGGGAACTCCGCAATGAACTTCTTCTTCATGTCGTCATACGGCCCCCGGTCACCCAGATCGCAGGTCAGCACGACCGTGTGCAGCGGCGGCAGCTTGTCGGCGTACACGCCCGCCTCCAGCACGAACGTGGCGGGCTTGATGCGCGCCAGTATTTGTTCCAGCGCCCCGGTGGCCGGCGTCCACTCACCGAAGTCGCGGTTGATGCAGTGGAAGTACTGTTGCAGGAACGCGCCCTTGGCCCGGCCCAGCAGCGTCTGGTCAATCACCTTGCACTGGCCGAACACATCCTCCAGACCGTTGCTGGTGAAGCTGCCGGTCAGCCCCCAGCGGATTCGCATAGCGTCCAGCACCTTGACCAGCGCCTTGAAGCGTTTGCCGGACGGGTTCTTCAGCCGGGTCAACTCATCAAACACCACGCCATCAAAGTGCAGCGGCTGCTCGGCCAGCCATTGCAGGTTGTCGTAGGTGGCGACGACCACCTGGACGTTCGCTTGGAGCGCCTTGACCCGCTGCGTCGGCGTGCCGATGACAACAGACAGCGACAGCGTGGGCGCCCACAGCTTGGCCTCTGCCGGCCAGACGCTGACGGCGACCCGTTTGGGTGCGACAACGAGGAACCGCTGCACCTCGCCAGCCGCCAGCATGTCGCGCATGGCGGTCAGGGTGATGGCGGTCTTGCCGGCACCGACGGGCGCGAGGATCATCGCCCGGTCACGCTCGTAGAGGAAAGTAGCCGCCACGTCTTGGTAGGGTCTCAGTTCCATTGTGCGGCCATTGCGTCGGCAATACCTTGATACGTTGCGCTACGCAACTTCCAACGGTCAGCACTCGGGCCTAGTTTGTTCTGGCCGGAAGGCGTCTGATTGGCGCGGCGCGTCTTGTTGTCGCCCGGCAGCTTGTCGGTAGGCACCAACGGCGGCAGGTTCTTCAGCCACAGACACGTCTTTTTGCTGGCGTCATATCTAAACCACCACGGTTGAATGATCTGATCGGGCTTGCGGACGCGGGTGCTGATGATACTGACCGGGTTCTCCAGCGCGATCTTCTTGATGGGCGCACCCATCAGCAACTGCACAAACGCCATCGCGTCCTCGGTCAACTGGGGATCGCGCAGTCCCCGCGTTGTCCAGTGCATACCGGACACCGACAGGTAGGTGCAGGGTGGGTGCGCGACCATCAAGTCCCAGTACGGATGCGCGCTGGGCCGGCCAAACAGTACGCCGTCGCGCTCGGTGTATTCGATACCGTCTTGCGTCGGGCCGTAGCAGAAGCAATCCGATGGGTCAGTATCGGTCGTCTGGCACCATCCGTCGCCCTCCGGGTCGCAATCGGCGGTGTACTGCACCGGTGCCCACCCGTCCAACAGATGCTCGACCGGCCCTTGGTAGTGCAATCCAAGTGCGTCGGTCGGCAACAGGTCGCAGGACAAGGCTTCATGCCCCCGGGCGCGGAACGCATCCCGCACCACCCCGCTATACTCACAAGCTATCAAGACACGCATCGACTTCTTCCTTTGATCTAATCACAATGTAATTCATCCCCATGCGGCGCATGTCGGCGGCGAACAGCTTCTGCCACGGTGACAGGCGACCCTTGGCGGTCTTGAGTTCCACGAACCACACCACACCCCCCGGCAGCAGCACGATGCGGTCGGCCACACCGACATGGCCCGGTGACACCCACTTGTACGCCTTGCCGCCATGCTCGATGGCGCGGCGCACAAGGTAGCGTTCAATGTCTCGTTCAAGTTCCATGAAAGAAACTTTAGCACAGAAATAAAAAGTGTGGTATTATTTTTTCTCCACTTCAATAAAGGACAGTCAAATGGAATACCACGGTGATGAAGACTACAAAGCAGAACCTACCGAGCGTGAGCTGGAACTTGCGCTTGAGACAATAGTCGAGTGTATCCTCGACCACGGCGGTTACCCGGCGCAAGGTCGCAGGCAGTTCGACCTGTACGACTTCTTGTTCGATAACCGCGACCCTAGCTACGCAATGGAGATGTACGTTGCTGCCATGAGCAGCGGCACTCTCTCGTTTGAGATTCGCGTCGAGCGTGAGCGCAAGCTGGTTGAGGCCGTGCTGGTCAAGCACCTGACCGGCTCCGACATGGTGGCTGACCACGCCGCAGCGGAGTATGCCGAATGAAGCACTCCACAGTCGTCGGCGGTAGCACCGCCAAGCGCGTGATGATGTGCCCCGGCTCAGTCGCGCTGGTGCAACTGGCGCCACCGTCGCCATCCAGCGTCTACGCCGACAAGGGTACGCTGCTGCACACCGCGATCAGCGAGGTGCTGCTGGGCGAGGACAACGTGATCGGCATGACCTACGAGGGCCAGACCCTCGACCAGACCCTGTTTGATGACAAGGTGCAAGTGGCCCTTGACCTGCTGGACACGCTCGACCCCGACGGGCAGATGAAGCTCGCCATCGAGACTCGCGTCGGGTTTGGCAAGTATCTGCCCGGCGCGTTTGGCTCTTGCGATGTGCTGGGCCGCATCGGTAACACGGCCTACGTCATAGATTGGAAGTTCGGTGATGGTGTGATCGTGGATGCGGAGCAAAACGAGCAACTGATGTACTACGCCGCTGCGGCCATGCGTACCCCCGAGGTCGCGTGGGTGTTTGATGGCGCGGTTGCCATTGAGTGCGTCATCATCCAGCCCCCGGTCATTCGCCAGTGGACAACAACGCCCGAGCGCATCAAGGCGTTTGAGAAGGATCTCAAGCGTGCGGTGAAGATCGCCAGCCTGCCCGATGCCAAGCTCAACCCCGGCGACCACTGCCGCTTCTGCCCGGCGAAGCCAACCTGCCCCGCCATGACCGGCGCTGTTGACCGGGCGCTGAAGGTCAAGCTCGACGCGGTGGATGACGAGATGCTGGGCAAGTACGCCGCCAACGCCGTGCTGTTGCAGGGTTGGATCGACAGCTTGAACGAATTGGTGCAGACCAAGATCGAGAAGGGCTATAAAATACCTGGCTGGAAGATGGTCGCCAAGCGCGGCACACGCAAGTGGGCTGACCCAAAAGCGGCGCCGGACGCCCTCAAGGCCCTTGGCATCGACCCCATCAAGCAGGAGTTGGTGTCCCCGGCGCAAGCCGAGAAGTTGTTGAAGACGAATCTGCCCGATGGACTGACCGTATCAGTGTCATCAGGCGATACGCTGGCACCGGAATCTGATCCGAGGCCAGCGGTTTTGCAAATCGGGCAGCAGTTGACCGCCGCCCTCTCTAAAATCATCTAGGAGTACAGTAATGTCAAATATCGTCACGTTCGCAGGTGCAAATCTTCCCGCAGTCTCGTCCCTCTCGCAGTCCCTTCGTAAGCTGGAGCCAGCCGCTGGGCCGTCGGGCATTGTGATCCTCAAGATGGATCGCACCGGCCACTGGGTGTTTGGTGCCGACCAAACCGAAATGGAGGGCGGCAGTCAGTGGGCCGTCAACCCCTTTTCTTTCGTTCACGGTTTCATCGCCTGGGGCGACGGTGAGGTTCTCGGGGAGCGCATGGCCTCGGTCAGCGACCCGCTGCCGGAGCTGGACGCAGCGCCTCCCGGCGCCAAGAAGGGCTGGGAGACACAGGTTGGTATGTCCCTCAAGTGCATCACAGGCGAGGACGCCGGCATGGAAGCGCGGTTTACGACCACGTCCGTCGGTGGCAAGCGCGCCGTGCAGGAACTGGCCGTCGCCATTGCGGCACAGGTGGACAAGGATCAGTCCACCCCGGTGCCAATCGTCAAGCTGGAGAGCGAGTATTACCAGCACAAGAGTTATGGCCGCATCTACACGCCAGCGTTCGACATGGTGGAGTGGGTCAGCTTGACCGCTGAGGCAGGCGCACCAGCAGCGCCCGCCCCGGCACCGGCAGTGGAGGCTCCGGCCCCCGCACCGGCTGGGCGTCGTCGTCGGGTTGTAGCGTAGGAGCAGCAGCGTGATCTGGCTTGATTTTGAAACCCGATCACGCTGCGACTTACCCAGTCGCGGCGTCTACAACTACGCGCAGGATGCCAGCACCGAGGTGCTGTGCATGAGCTACGCTTTCGACGATGAGGACGTGCGTACTTGGTTGCCGGGTCAGCCCTTCCCTGACATCAGCGGCCATCAAATCATGGCCCACAACGCCGCTTTCGAGCGGCTCATTTTTTGGTATGTCCTTTGCCCAGACATAGGTGTGCCTGAACCAAAGCTGGAGCAATACTATTGTACGGCAGCCCAAGCCCGCGCTAACTGCCTGCCCGGCAGTCTGGAGGACGTAGGCCGCGCCGTGTCAGCCAAGATGAAGAAAGACCATCGTGGCGCCGCCTTGATCCGGTTGCTTTGCATCCCCCGCAAGGACGGCACCTTTAACGACGACCCCACCCTGATGGCCGAGATGGTGGCCTACTGCGAGCAGGACGTGCGGGCGATGCGCGAGATCAGCAAGTCCATGCGCCCGCTGTCTGATGAGGAACTGGCCGATTACCACGCGAGCGAGCGCATCAACGACCGTGGCGTGCTGGTGGATCTCGACCTCTGCCATGCTGCGGTCAGCTACGCCGAGGCCGAGCTGCTGGAGATACAGGCCATCGTGGCCGAGGTGTCCAAGGGCGAGATCACCAGCGTCCGGTCGCCCAAAATGCGCCAATGGGTGCAGGATCGCGTCGGCCCCGAGGCCGTCAAGCTGATGTGGACGGGTGAGCGGTTCAGCATCGACAAGTCTGTGCGGGCTAACCTGCTTACGCTCGACCCCGACCAAGTACCGGCTGACGTGGCCGAGGTGATCCAGTGCGCCGATGACCTGTGGGCGTCCTCCGTTGCCAAGTTCAAACGCCTTGCGGATCTCGCCGACACAGACGACCACCGGGTGCGCGGCGCGTTCGTCTTTGCCGGGGGCAGCGCAACAGGCCGCGCCAGTTCCTACGGCGCCCAAGTCCACAACTTTACCCGCAAGGTGGCAAAAGACCCCGCCGCCGTGCGCCAGGCAATGGTGCGCGGTCACAAGATCGTCCCCGCCTTCGGCCCCCGCGTCACCGACGTGCTGAAGGGGATGCTGCGCCCCGCGCTCATCCCGGCGCCGGGTAACGTGCTGGTGGTGGCCGATTGGTCAGCCATCGAGGGCCGCGTCAACCCGTGGCTATCCAACTGCCCCGCCGGTGAGGCCAAGCTCGACGTGTTCCGCTCGGGCCGCGACCCGTACAAGGTGAATGCGATGGCGACCTTCGGCGTGGCCTACGAGGCCGTGACCGGCGAGCAGCGCCAAGTCGGCAAGGTGCAGGAGTTGGCGCTGGGTTTTCTCGGTGGCGAGGGATCGTTCGACACCTTTGGCCGGGTGTATGGTGTCAAGGTGGAGAACGTTCCCCGCGTGATACGCCTCTGGCGCACCACCAATCCGTGGGCCATGCAGCACGGCCAAGACTTGGAGGCCGCCTACACCCGCGCCATGCGAAACGTCGGGCGCGAGTTTTCCGCTGGCCGTGTGGTCTATCTGTTTGACGGCCAGCACCTGTGGTACGCGCTGCCCTCGGGCCGGGTGCTGTGCTATCCCTTCGCCAAACTAGAGGCCGATGGCGTATCCTACCTCAAGGCCGCATGGAAACCCGCAGCCGACGCTACCGAGTGGCCCCGCGCCCGTCTGTGGCGAGGGCTGGCGGTCGAGAACATTACCCAAGCCACGGCCAACGATCTGCTACGCCATGCGCTGCGTCATCTGGAGGGCGTGGTGCTGCATGTGCATGACGAGGTGGTGGTGGAGTGCCCCGAGGCCGACGGTGAGCGTGTCGCTCTTGATGTCGAGCGGGTGATGTGCGAGGCGCCCGCGTGGGCCGTTGGCTTGCCGCTCGGGGCCGAGGTCAAGATAATGAAGCGTTACGGAAAATAACAACGGCCCACGGGGAGGAACCGTGGGCCGCCAAACAACAACCAACCAAGAGGAATAATAGCATGGACTTTATTGAATTCGTCACGAGCCTAGCACCAGAAGGCGAGACTGTCTTATTTGTACAACAGAAAACCAAGGCGTGGATCCCGCAGCTCCCCACCGCCCCCCGCCGTGCCGGCAGTGCCTGGTACGTGTCGAGCGGCAGCTTCATCCTCGACCGCATGACCGGTGGCCTGTCGGCGAGCGCGGCCAACTGCACCCACGCGACCTTTCTGGGTCTGGACGACGTGGGCACCAAGAGCAAGATCCCGCCGCTCGAGCCGACATGGAAGATCGAGACATCGCCGGGTAACTTCCAGTGGATCTACGTCCTGAGCGAACAGGTGCCCCTCGGCGTGGCCGGTGCTGCCGAGCGCGCCTTTGCCGCGGCGGGCTACACCGACGAGGGCGCCATCACGCCCGTGCGTAACTGGCGCATCCCCGGGTCGATCAATCTCAAAGAGGGCCGCGACCGCTTCGCCGCCCGCCTTGCCGAGTTCCACCCCGAGCGCGACTTTACCGTTGAGCAGGTCTGCGCTGCGTTGGGCGTGACGCCCGACCCCGCCGACACCGCCACCGCGCGCGCGGTCACCTTGGACGACGATGGGACGGATGACGTGCTGGCGTGGCTCTCGGAGGCCGGTCACCTGACCGCCCGAGGCAACGCCGCCGGCTGGTGGGGCGTGGTCTGCCCCAACAGCGAGGCCCACACCACGGGCGAGATTGAGGGCCGCTACATGCCCGTGAACCGCGCCTATACCTGCCTTCACGCCCATTGTGGCGAGTGGGACAGCGCCCGCTTCCTCGCTTGGGTGGCCGAGCAGGGGGGGCCGGCGCACACGACCGGCCTGCGCGAGGAGCTGCTCGCCGCCGTGATGGCGACCACGCTCGCCAAGATTACCCCCGGTGACCTTTTCAGCACCGGCACCGAGGCCGGCACCTTGATCGCCGCCGTGGCGCGTAAAGAGGTCGGGCGGGTCGCGAAGGCGGGCTGGTACGAGCGGTTCGCCTATTTGTTGTCCGATGAAGCCTATTTCGACATGCAAGAGCGCGCGCACCTCACCCGGGGCGTGTTCAACGCCTTGTTCCGGCACATCCCCTGCTATTCCATTCACACCGACGCCAAGGGCAAGTCGCGCCGCGTCGAGTCGTCGATCTGCTACGACGAAAACCGCCAGTCGATGGGCGCGCCCGCCTTGGCCGGTGTCACCTACTCCCCCGGCGACGACGTGCTGGTGACCCGTGACGGTGACGTGTTTGGCAACATGTGGCGCGACGCCCGCCCCCCGGTCAACCGCAGCTTGGTGGCCGATATCTCGCTCTGGCTCGACCACTGCGCCGCCCTGATCCCAGAGAAGCGCGACCGCGAGCATATCTTCGACGTGATGGCCTGCAAGCTCCAGCAACCGCGCACCAAAGTCAACCACGCCATCCTGATCGCCGGTTACCAAGGCAGCGGCAAGGATACTTTTTGGGCGCCGTTTCTCTGGTCAGTATGCGGCCAAGGCCGCAACCTGGGCGAACTCAACAACAACACCATAAATTCCCAATGGGGCTACGCTTACGAGAGCGAGGTCATCATGCTGCACGAACTGCGCGAGAGCGAGGCCAAAGACCGCCGGGCGCTGGCGAACCACCTGAAACCGATCATCGCCGCCCCGCCCGCGACCATCCTCGTCAATAAGAAGTCGCAACACCCCTATAGCGTGGTTAACCGGTGCCTGGTGATCGCGTCATCGAATGACCGTGTGCCGATTGTGCTGGACTCCCAAGACCGCCGCTGGTTCTGCGTCTGGTCTGACCTGCCGCGTATGGATCCACCGGAGCGCGGTCAGCGCATGTGGCGCTGGTTCGAGTCGGGCGGGGGCTATGAGGCCATCGCCGCCTGGCTGTACCGCCGCGACGTGTCAGCGTTCAACCCCGCCGCCGCCCCGCCTGTCACCGAATACAAGTTGAGCCTGATCGCCAACGGCCAGTCGCCCGCCGAGAGCATCCTGTGCGAGATGATACGCGGGCGCGAGGGTCCGTTCGCCGCGGGCGTTATCACCGCGCCCTTCCATGTCCTGTGCGCCGACCTCACCCTGCGCGCAGGGCTTGCGCCGGGACAGCGCATCCCCGCCGCCGCCCTGCACCATGCTCTTTTGGAGTGCCAATGGCTTGACTGCGGGCGCGTGACGAGCGCAGAACTGCCAACCCGGCGCCACGTCTATTGCGCCCCCGAGTTGATTCACGCAACCAAGTCAGAACTGCGCCGCCTGGTCGAGGCGCCGGTCAACTCACCGCTCGCCGATGCCCTGAGAAAACCGGGATTATCGGCGGTCAAATAAAAAAAGGGCGCCCTCGGGCGCCCCTGTTAGGTGGTGGTGGTGGTGATCTACAAGTCGAACACGATCACCAGCAGCGCCAGACAGAGGAACACGGCGAGCGCGATCATGACGACCTTTCACCCTGCTCGAAATGTTCATACTCGTAAGACGTGTCTGGGGCGTCGCAACCCTGCTCGGCCATTGTCGTTCTTCCATTCCGTCGCCACTTCCCGTTTTTGTCACACGGGCGATTAGCCCATTCCCATATTGCGCTGGCTTCTTTTTCGACGGCATCAATTCGCGCTTGAATATCCGCGCTTGTAAAATCGTCGGAATAGTAAAGCGGGTATGTGGCCGTTCCAAAGTCGCAACCTTCGACAATCGAACCAATCACAATGCCGGATTCCTTGAATTCAATCCATGCGCCGCAATCCGTGTACTTGTAAATGCGGTGCTTGCATTGTTCCTCGGTTTCAGCCGAGAAAAAGTCCAGCACCACCTGATAAGACTCCGGAGGCTCGACGGGCCATAGATGCTTGTCAGGGTCCAAAGCGTCTTCATGCATGCTGCTGATGTTGCTCATTCCGCCGCCCGCACGAACACATAACCGCCGTCCGGCATGCCGCCCGCAACCATCGGGCAGCCCACGGGCCAGCCCTCGCGGGCCATGAGCGCCGCCGCCGCCGCTGCGTGACAGTCGCGCTCGCTCAATTCGTAGGCATACGGGATGAACACCGGGCGCGCCGTCATCATGCGCGCCGATATGCGCGCGCCTTTGGTGTCGGTCGGCGAGTGGTAACGGGTGACAATGGCCGCGCTCATGATGCCACCGCCGCCGCGCCCGCCGCCGTGGTGAACCACCGCGTGCCGCCGCGCGGGCCGCTCGCGCGGGGTTCCAGCCAGCCCGCCCGCACCAGAGCGCTGATCACGCCGTGGTCGGAAAAGCCTTTCGCCCGCCGGACTACACTCGCGCCCGCCGCCGTTTGACCGTCGATCAGTTTTTGGTGCGCCGCCGTCCGGCGCCCTTGATAGATAAGATTGATCATATTGGACTGTCCTCTAGTGGATTATGACGTGCAAGTGCCCGTCCGGCGCCGCCCGCTGTTAGCAGGCGCCGCCGGCCGGGTACTAGCCTGCAATCGCCGCCTGCGCCCGCTCGCGCCATGTGTCATCGGCCAGCGCATCGCTCAGGATGCGTTTCAGGTGCTCAATTTCCGCTTGCTGATCTACTATTTCCGCCGTGGCGCCGCCTAGTGCGCGCTGTAGGTCATCAATGCGCGCCAGCGTGCCCGCCAGCGTGGTATCACCGCGCGCGTAGGCTGCGCGTTCCTGCTCTTCAATGGTGTGCATTATTTAATCCCCCAGTTAACGTTATGATGCAGGCCACACATGCAGTCCTGCATGCCGCACAAGTGCCGCATCACCCGCGCCTCTGTGCGCGGGAGTGCATGCAGCGCGTCCATCGGGGTGCCACCATACGTGCCCGCACATGTTTCCCGGTCCAATCGCACAGTGATCGGGCGCATCTGGGCGTGGTACCCACCCCAAAAATCAACTAATACCGTTTTTGATGTCATGGTCTAACCCTTCCATATTAAGTATAAAATACAAATACTTGCGCCAATGGCGCACGCGTTGCCTACTATTGTTGACAGGCTCATGCGCGCGCCCGCGCGTACACTCGCGCTGCTGCGCGCGTATGAAACACTGCTAGCAGTTCGCGCCCGCGCCAAACTTGCCAGCCCGCTTCGTTATAGCTGTTTCGAAACATCGCGAATAAATTGGTGATCTTCACTGTACTTTCCTTTAGCGTATTGGCACAATGCGCGCCCCTATGCGATCGCTCGCATAGGGCTGAGCACTGTTAGGCTGTTGCAAAGTGCTTTGCCATGGCGCCATGCACGATAATGGCCGCCGATGCCTTACCGGGCCGATCCGCGCCATCGCATGCTTTGCACGTTATGCATTGTTTCTTGTTGCCCGCTTCGGGCGATGCCGGGCATGCGAATTCATTGGACTGCAATGGCTCTGTTTCTGTCCGCACACGGAACGTGCGCCAGCCCATCGCGCGCGCGGTATCTTGTTCTGCTACGCTGTCGACGCTCGCCATTACATAGGGGCGCAATGCTTGCGCCCACATCCGGCGCCATGCATGAGTGTAACCCGTGCGGCCAGCTGCAGCTGCTAGCAGCATGCGCCATTGTTTCACGGGGACCATGGCCGGATCGCCATACGCTCCCATCCGGACAATGCGCTGGGCAATCAGGATCGCGACGGTACCGGGATCCTCGGATAGGTCAATGTACTGTCCGCGATGATAGGCGGACCATACTGAAGATGGCGATTTTCCGATATCCACGTAGCAGGTCCGCTTGCGTTTCGCGGTACCGCGGTGCGCGCAATTTCCGCAGATGCTAGCGTCCGCGCCGGTCGCGATCGCGTCGAGCGGGCTAACATCGGTCCGCAGTATCCACGTCTGGACCATATCGCCAGTCTTGGCGTTAACGCTTTTGAGCGTGGCGATGGCGACAATCGGCGCGCCATCGATTGGACTAGGTCCGCGGTAAAATATGAATCCAGCCATAATTTACTCGCCTGAAGTGTATGAGCATGCGCGCGGGGATTGGCGCGCATGGATGAGACAATCTGAGTAGACCATAGTCTTTTCAGGAGTGCAAGTCTTTTCTTTACAATATTGCATGTTATTTGCAGATTCTTTCCCTCGCGCTTGCGCCCGCTTCAGGGGCGTATAGGCCTGATAAGCTATATTTCATAAGAATATATTCTGCAGTTTTAAAATAACAGTATGTATGGTGTAGGGCACGTGCGCCACGCAGCGCTGCGTGGGCGCCGACATTAGCGGGGGTCAAAAAGGGTAAATAGTGTACATAGACCCTGCCAGCCTGGTTGCCTGGTTGCCTGGTTGCCTGGTTGCCTGGTTGCCTGCCTGCCTGCCTGCCTGCCTGCCTGCCATAGCTCACATTGTCCACATTTCACGCATTCCAGAGTCTACCGCGCTGGCCGGTGGCCGTGCTGGCCGGTGGCCGTGCTGGCCGTGCTGGCCGTGCTGGCCGTGCTGGCCGTGCTGGCCGTGCTGGCCGTGCTGGCCGTGCTGGCCGTGCTGGCCGTGCTGGCCGGCCATCGGCTTTGTTGCAGCGCAGCAAGGGGGGCCAGGGCCCTGCGCTGGCCGTGTCGGTCAGGGTAGCCCCCACGAACAATTTTTATTTTTAACTTTCTCTTGCAAGCCAAACGCTTACGCCCCCACATGCGCCCCCACATGCGCCCCCACATGGCATAGGCCAAATAGGCCAAATAGGCCAAATCGTGGTATAACGCAGCCATGTTCCGCTCACTGCCGTTAGCGATCCGACCTAGACTTCAGGCGACAGAGGCGCGTCTGGACTCCATATACAAAGCAGCATCTTTAGGGTTGAAAGGAGATTCACTGGCACTGGCGTCTGGGATGCTGCCTTTGGAGTACCGGCAATTGTGCCAATTTGACCCATTGGCTGAGCTGGCGGCGCAGAAGGGCAAGGCCGACAATGAGCTGCGCGCAGCGCAGCGTCTGAACGAGGCGTCTGAAGCGGGCGACGCCAAGGCGAGCCTGGCGATCCTCCAGCATGTGCATGGCTGGACGGCCCGGCAGGAGATCAGTGTGGACGTGTACCAGAAGATCAGCGTCATCACGGCGCTTGAGCAGGCGCGCGCAAGAGTGATCGAGGGGACGGCCAGTGCAGTTACCGATCTATCAGTCTGAGGAAGAACAGCGGCTAATGGTGGAATTGTGGTCGCCCGCGCTGGCCGACGACCCCGAGGCGTTTGTCCTCTTTGCGTTCCCCTGGGGCCAGAAGAACACCCCCCTGCACAAGTTCCGTGGCCCGCGCAAGTGGCAGCGGGAAGTCTTGCGCGACATCAAGGCGCACATCGACGGCAACAAAGGCAAGGTGCAGATGGACACGCTGCGAGAAGCGGTCAGCAGCGGGCGAGGGATCGGCAAGTCGGCCTTGGTGAGTTGGTTGGTGCTGTGGATGCTGACCACCCGCATTGGCGCGAGCGTCATCATCAGCGCCAACTCGGAGAGCCAGCTACGGTCAGTGACCTGGGCCGAGCTGACCAAGTGGGCGGCGATGACCATCAACAACCACTGGTTCGAGATCAGCGCGACCAAGCTGGTGCCGGCGGCGTGGCTGTGCGAGCTGGTCGAGCGCGACTTGAAGAAAGGCACACGTTACTGGGCCGCAGAGGGCAAGCTGTGGTCGGCTGAGAACCCCGACAGCTACGCGGGCGTCCACAACCAGGACGGCATGATGCTCATCTTCGATGAGTCCTCCGGCATACCTAATCCTATATGGGAGGTCGGCGCCGGGTTCTTCACCGAGAACACACCGGACAGGTACTGGTTTGCCTTCAGCAACCCGCGCCGCAACGAAGGTTACTTCTTCGAGTGCTTCCACGCCAAACGGGCGTTCTGGAACACCCGTAGTGTAGACGCGAGGACGGTGGAGGACACCGACAAACAGGTCTATGAGCAGATCATCGCAGAATACGGAGAAGATTCGCCACAGGCGAAGGTCGAGGTGTACGGCGAGTTTCCGGATGCTGGCGAGGATCAGTTCATCAAGCCGCTGCTGGTCGAGGACGCGATGGGCCGCGAGCGGTGGAAGGACACCACGGCACCGATTGTGCTCGGGATAGACCCCGCGCGCGGCGGCGCTGACTCGACCGTGCTGGTGGTGCGCCAAGGGCGGGACATTATTGCCATCAAACGGTACTCGGGCGAGGACACCATGACCATCGTCGGACGAGTGATCGACGCCATTGAGGAGTACAAGCCGATCCTGTCGGTAATCGACGAAGGTGGCCTCGGATACGGAATACTTGACAGGCTCACAGAACAGCGGTACAAGGTGCGTGGGGTAAACTTTGGCTGGAAGGCCAAGAACGCCATTATGTGGGGCAACAAGCGGGCTGAGATGTGGGGCTTGATGAAGGACTGGTTGAAGACAGCATCCATTCCTGGCGACCGGCAGCTAAAGGCTGATCTGGTCGGCCCCATGAAGAAGCCCAACAGTAGCGGCACGATTTTCCTTGAAGGAAAGAAGGAAATGCGTAGTAGAGGTCTAGCCTCACCCGATGCCGCCGACGCGCTGGCGGTGACGTTTGCCTTCCCCGTCGCGCACCGCGAGTACCGCGAGCCTGCGCGCCGGATAAACTCCCAATCAAACAGCGTAACCAACTCTTGGATGGGTAGCTAGGTGAAGAAAAGCGTGTCTCTAGCTGTGGGTCGAGGCGAGAAGCTCCCGGTCAGTAAGGGCGCTGGCCTGACCGCAAAGGGCCGAGCCAAGTACAACGCAGCCACTGGTAGCAACTTGAAGCCGCCGGCACCCAGTCCCAAGACCGCCGCCGACAAGGGTCGCAAAGCATCCTTTTGCGCGAGAATGTCGGGGGTGGTGGCTAAAGCCAGTGGCCCTGCTGAACGTGCAAAAGCCTCTCTTAAACGATGGAAGTGCTGACCATGAAACCAGGACTCTACGCCAACATTAACGCCAAGCGCGACAGAATAGCTGCGGGCAGCAAAGAGAAGATGCGTAAGCCGGGCGCCCCCGGCGCACCCACGGCCAAGGCGCTCAAGCAGTCGGCTAAAACTGCGAAGAAGAGATAACATGCCCCTCGTCAAGTCACCTAGCTCAATGGCCTTCCGCAAGAACATCAAAGCGGAAGTCAAGGCGGGAAAACCCGTAAAACAAGCCGTGGCGATTGCCTATTCTGTTAAACGCGAAGCAACGAAGAAGAAGAAATAGTGGCCTATCAGGACACAGGCATCAACGAAGCCGGGGCAGTAGCCTCTGGCGGCACTAAGTCCGACCGTGACAACGGCGAGATGCTGGCGACCATGCGTACTCGCCTGACGATGGCAATTTCGGCCTACTCGGACTCCCGCGAGGACGAGCTGGACGACCTGCGCTTCCGTGCTGCAAGCCCCGACAACCAGTGGCAGTGGCCTGCCGATGTGCTGGCAACACGCGGCTCGGTGCAAGGCCAAACGATCAACGCTCGCCCATGCCTGACCATCAACAAGCTACCGCAACATGTGCTGCAAGTCACCAACGACCAGCGCCAAAACCGTCCAAGCGGCAAGGTTATCCCGGCTGACGACAAGGCCGACATTGAGGTTGCCGAGATATTCAACGGTCTGGTGCGCCACATCGAGTACATCTCCGATGCTGACGTAGCCTACGACACCGCTTGCGACAACCAGGTGACGTTTGGTGAGGGTTACTTTCGCATCCTGACCGAGTACAACGACGACAACAGTTTTGAGCAGGATCTGCGAATTGGGCGCATTCGGGACAGTTTTAGCGTCTATATGGATCCAACAATCCAAGATCCTTGCGGATCTGACGCTGAATGGTGTTTTATCAATCAGGAAATCACTACAGACGAGTACGAACGCGAGTTTCCTAACGCCGCAACCCTGTCCAGCCTGCAATACGGCGTCGGTGACGGGCAATTGAATGCTTGGATCAACCAAGACACGGTAAGAATCGCGGAATACTTCTATATTGAGCATACGGCCAAGAAACTGCACCAGTACCACGGTGGAATCACCGCAATGGCTGGCTCGCCGGAGGCGAAACAAGCCGAATTGATGGGTTTGAAGCCCATAAAGACCCGAAATGTGGACGTTAAACAGGTCAAATGGTGCAAAACCAACGGTTTCGAGGTGCTGGAAGAACGCGATTGGGCGGGCAAATACATCCCCGTAATCCGTGTAATTGGCAACGAATTTGAGATAGATGGCCGCATGTACGTCAGCGGGCTGGTGCGAAACGCCAAAGACGCTCAACGGATGTACAACTACTGGGTAAGCCAAGAGGCCGAGATGCTGGCACTGGCGCCCAAGGCACCGTTTATTGGCTACGGCGGCCAGTTTGAGGGTTACGAGCAGCAGTGGAAGACGGCCAACATCAACAACTGGCCCTACCTTGAGGTCAATCCCGACGTGACCGATGGTCAGGGCGGCGTGTTGCCGCTGCCGGCGCGGGCGCAGCCGCCGATGGCTTCTAGCGGCCTGCTGCAAGCCAAGGCTGGGGCGTCGGACGACATCAAGAGTTCCACCGGGCAGTACGACAGCAGTCTGGGCGCCACCAGCAACGAACGGTCGGGGCGGGCCATCCTCGCGCGCGAGAAGCAGTCCGACACCGGCACCTACCACTATGTCGACAACCTGGCGCGGGCGATCCGGTACGCTACCCGGCAATTGGTCGATTTGATACCGAAGATCTACGACACCCAGCGCATTGCGCGCATCATCGGCATGGACGGCGAGACAGATCAGGCCATGATCGACCCGACGCAGCCGATGCCGGTCAGGAAGATCCAGAACGAGCAGGGCATCGTTATCAAGAAGATCTACAACCCCAACGTCGGCAAGTACGACGTGGCGGTGACTACCGGCCCGAGCTACATGACCAAGCGGCAGGAGTCGCTGGATGCCATGAGCCAACTGCTGCAAGGCAACCCGCAACTGTGGGCCGTGGCCGGCGACCTCTTTATCAAGCACATGGATTGGCCGGGCGCGCAGGAGATGGCAGCGCGGTTTGCCAAGACGATTGACCCCAAGTTGCTGTCGGATGATGACGACCCGGCACTGCAAGCGGCCAACCAGCAGATGCAGGCGATGGGGCAAGAGATGCAGCAGATGCACCAGATGCTGCAAAATGTCAGCCAGTCAATGGAAGCTCAGACGCTGAAAGTCAAAGAGTTTGAGGCCGAGGTCAAAGCCTACGACGCGGAGACTAAACGCTTGGCCCAAGTGCAAGCCAGCATGTCGCCGGAACAGATCCAAGACATTGTGCTTGGAACCGTCCACGGCATGATTACCTCTGGCGATCTGATTAATGAGATGCCGGGGCGCGACCAAGACATGATGCCGCAGGAGGACATGATGCAGGGGATGCCGCACATGCAGAACATGCCGCCACCGCAAGGGGTGCCACAGTGAAGTGCAACGACTTTATGGGCGCGCTATTTCTAGCGCGGGATGTGGCGCATAGCGTTCATCTGAACACCCGCAGCTTCTCCAAGCATGAGGCGCTGAGTATTTTCTACAAGCGAATCGTAAAGGCGGCAGACGAGTTTGCCGAAGCCTACCAAGGGCGGCATGGTTTGATTGGCCCGATCTCGCTGATGTCGGCAAAGAAAACAGCCAACATCATCGAGTTTTTGGAAGACCAGTTGAAAGAAATTGAAGCGGCTCGGTATGACGTTGTGGACAAGTCGGATACCTCGTTGCAGCAACTCATCGACAATATCGTGGAGCTTTACTTGCGAACCTTGTACAAATTGCGCTTCTTGGCATAGGACAAACCATGGCATCTAACTACCTAAACATCAGCGCAACTACGCAAATCAAGGTTGGCGCTGGCAAGCTGAAGGGCATCATGTGCAGCACCGCGTCGGCCTCGCCGACCATTGCGGTCTACGACTCCGCAACGGCGGCTACGGGCGCGGTCACGATCTTGGCTGAATTTGTTCCCGGCGCACATACAATGTATTCACTAACTGGGGATGACGGTGGGATCTGGTTCAGCAAAGGCTTGTATGTAGTGATCGGCGGCACCGTTGGTGTCACGTTCATTTACGAATAGGAACAAACATGGCCCATTATTATCAGTTGAGCGTGACTGCCAGTGTGCCAAACAAGACCACTATTAAGGTGGGATTTGGAAAACTTAAGGGCATATTTTGCAGCTCTGCATCAGCCACGCCTCGCGTGACGGTGCATGACTCCGCGACCCAGACGGCAGCCGATGGCACAATCATCAGCATTCTGACCCCACAAGCCAGCGAGAACTATCCGTTGAGTGGGGCTGATAGCGGTATCGGATTCAGCCGTGGCCTGTATGTTCTGGCTACAGGCACGATGGAATTGACTTTTGTTTATGAATAACCGCACTGGCGCGGAACGCCAGGGATTCCAAGGAATCAAGCCATGTCTGAAGAAGTAATAGCGGAAGTACCCGCGCCGGAACAGGTAGCTACGGCAGCGCCTGAACCAGAGACTGTAGCGCCGGTAGAAGCATCCGAAGGCGAAGTTAAGGAGACTCCAAAGGTATTTACCCAAGAGGATCTTGACGCAGCCATCGGCAAGAGGCTTGCACGAGAACAAAGAAAGTGGGAGCGCGAAGCAAGGCAGGCCGAAGCACCAAAGCCAGCCCCTGTGGAGCATGTGAAGCCGGAACAGTTTACGACGACCGAGGAATACGTTGATGCACTGACGACTTCCAAGGCGCAGCAACTTGTCCAGCAACAACAGTACGCGAAGCAGCAACAGGAATTGCTTGGTAACTATCACGAAAAGGAAGAAGATGCGCGGGGCAAATACGAGGACTTTGAACAAGTTGCGTACAACCCCAAGCTACCGATTACTCAGGTGATGGCCCAGACGATTCAATCTTCGGATAACGGCCCTGATATTGCATACTATCTCGGCACAAACCCCAAGGAAGCTGATCGCATATCCCGCCTAGAACCGTTTTTGCAGGCAAAAGAGATTGGAAGATTGGAAGCAAAAATTGCTTCTGAACCCGTAACAAAACGCACATCCAGCGCACCTGCGCCGATTTCACCCGTCACCGCTCGCGGAGGTCACTCCGGCAGTTTTGATACCACAGACCCAAGGTCAATTAAAACCATGACCACAAGCCAGTGGATTGAGGCTGAAAGAGCAAGACAGTTGAAAAAGCAGGAAGCGAGAACCCGCTAACTTTTAGGAGTTTTTCATGGCTAATAGCCTGCTTACCATTGATATGATTACCCGGAAGTCTCTTGAGATCCTCGAGAACAACCTAGTCATCTCCCGCAACGTTAACAAAGAGTACGACGACAGCTTCGCCGTTGAAGGTGCCAAGATCGGCTCGACCCTGCGGATTCGTCTGCCGGATCGTGCCTTGGTGACTGACGGTGCCGCCCTGCAAGTTCAGGACGACAACGAGCAGTACACCACGCTGACGGTTTCCAGCCAGAAGCACATCGGCATTAACTTTACTTCTGCCGAGCTGACCATGCAGTTGGACGACTTCGCGGAACGTGTTCTCAAACCGCGTATCAGCCAATTGGCATCGAGTGTAGATGCTGACGTTGCCAACGCTTACAAGTCCATTTCCAATACCGTTGGCACTCCCGGCACCACGCCTGCTACCGCGTTGGTCTTGCTGCAAGCGCAGCAAAAGCTGAACGAGTTTGCAACGCCGATGTCGCCGCGCTACGCCACCGTAAACCCTGCCGCTAACGCTGGGCTGGTCAACGGTATGACCGGATTCTTTAACCCGACGGGCACGATTTCCCGCCAGTTCAAGACCGGCATGATGGGCGAAGGTGTGCTTGGCTACGATGAGATGAATATGTCTCAGTCCATCGTCAACCACACCGTAGGTAACTTGCCTGCTGCGCCGATCTGCGCGTCCACTGTGCCTTCAACGCAAGGCGCGACAACGCTGGATATTACCTACACCAGTGGCACCAAGTCCCTCAAGCAAGGCGATGTATTTACCATTGCGGCGGTCTACGCGGTCAACCCGCAAACCCGCCTCAGCACTGGTAGCCTGCAACAGTTCGTTGTGACTGCGGATCAGACCCTGACCAGCACCTCGGCAACTATTGCATTCCTGCCTGCCATGTACACCGCGTCTAATGCACTGGCTACGATTGACGCGTTCCCAGTTGCATCTGCTGCGCTGGTGTTCACCGGAACCGCGTCTACCGTGTACCCGCAGAACTTGGTCTATCACAAGAATGCGATCACGCTGGCTACGGCTGACCTCTTGCTCCCGCAAGGCGTAGACATGGCCTCGCGCCAGGTGCATAACGGGATCTCAATGCGGATCGTGCGTCAGTACGACATCAACAACGACCGTATGCCTTGTCGTGTCGATGTGCTGTACGGCTTCAGCACCATTCGTCCTGCGATGGCTTGCCGGATCTGGGGCTAACCAAACCGCCCCCGCGCTAGGCGGGGGCAACTTAATCTTTTAGGAGAAACAATCATGGCACTTCCCTCAGTTGGTGGCGGCTATCAGTACACTGATGGCAATCTGAACGAGCAGGTAATGGAAACCCAAGCAGCACCGCAAACGGCAACCGCAACGGCAACGTTGACTGTTGCTCAAGTCACTGGTGGGCTTTTGGTGTGCGATCCGACCGCTACCGCAGCGTCTTACACGCTGCCTACGGCGGCCTTGATCGACGCAACAATGACCAACCTTAAAACCAACAGTTGTTTTCTGTTGAACGTGGTTAACCTTGGCACTTCGTCTGGCGTTCTCACGTTTGTTGTTGGCACTGGCATCACTTCGGTTGGCAACCTTTTGGTTGCTATCACCGGCAGTGCGGCTGGCGTTGGTGGTGCGGCGCAGTTCCTGTTCCGCAAAACCGGAACGGCGGCTTATTCGGTCTATCGGATAGCTTAAGCAACACCCCGCCCCATAGCAATATGGGGCGGTCTTTAAGGAATATCATGGTCATCTACCTGCGGCATCCCGTCCACGGTAACAAAGTCGCTATTGCAGAGGCCGAAGCAGTCTATGATGAAAAAAGTGGCTGGGTGCGGTATGACGCCGGGGCGTTGTTGACACCTAGCGAACCCGTACTGAACGAACTGGCTAAACCTCGCGGCAGACCACGTAAGGAACTTGCGGCATGACAACTTCCGTTGGCGACCAGATCAACGGAGCGTTGCGCCTGATCGGTCAATTGGCCGAAGGTGAAACGCCATCAGCGGCGACTTCGCAGGACTCTCTGACCGCAATGAATCAGATGCTCGATAGCTGGTCATCGGAACGCCTGTCCGTGTTCTCGACGCAAGACCAAGTGTTTACTTGGACGCAAGGTCTTATTTCACGGACTCTTGGGCCAACGGGTGATTTTGTCGGCAATCGTCCGGTGCTTTTGGATGATGCAACTTACTTCCGCGATCCGTCAAACAACATCAGTTTTGGCATCAAGATTATCAACCAGCAGCAGTACGACGGTATTGCGGTCAAGACGGTTACTTCAACCTACCCGCAAGTGCTGTGGATCAACATGGACATGCCGAACGTGTCCATGTATATCTATCCGGTGCCAACTAAAGCGTTGGAATGGCACTTTATTAGCGTCACTGAGCTGGTCGAACCGGCTACGCTAGCGACCTCGTTGATTATCCCGCCGGGCTACTTGCGAGCTTTTAGGTTTAACCTGGCGTGCGAGATCGCGGCTGAGTTTGGCGTGGAGCCGCCGCCCTCAGTGCAGCGGATCGCCATGTCAAGCAAGCGCAACATCAAGCGGATCAATAACCCGGACGATGTGATGAGCTTGCCGTACAGCATCGTGGCAACCCGCCAGCGGTTTAACATTTACGCAGGAAATTACTAACATGGCTAATATCGCTATATCTGCTCTCCCCGTTGCCACTTCGCAAGCTGGCGGTGATGTGTTGCCAATCGTTCAGGCTACAACCAGCACAACAAAACAACTGTCGGTTACCAATCTGTTCACCAGCCCGACGTTTGTTACCCCCGCATTGGGGACGGTTGCCAGCGGCAACATCAGTGCTTGCACCAGCACAAACCAAGCGTTGACTACGCCGGTAATTGGTGCGGCAACTGGCACAAGTCTATCAACCACGGGCAACCAAGTCATCAGCAGCACCGGCAAGCAAGGCTACGCTACTGGTGCGGGTGGAACGGTTACCCAAGCTACCAGCAAGGCAACTGGTGTGACGTTGAGCAAGTCAACCGGTCAGATTACGCTGAACAATGCCGCGCTTGCATCTGATACTACGGTTAGCTTTACCCTGACCAACACCGTTATTGAGGCTGGCGACATCCTGATAATGAACCACATCAGCGCAGGCACTGCGGGTTCTTACCTGCTCAACGCCCAATCTGCTGCGGGTACAGCCAGCATTAACGTGCGGAATATCACCGCAGGTTCGTTGAGCGAGGCAATCGTGATTGCCTTTGCAGTTATCAAAGCGGTAACGGCGTAATTGAAAACGCCCATCCTTGGCGGCAGCTACGTCGCGCGGTCGATCAATGCGGCAGACAACCGCATGGTCAACCTTTTTGCGGAAGCTGTGCCAGAAGGCAGCGGAGGAAAAGAGGCTGGCTTCCTATTGCGCTGCCCCGGCCTGCGTTTGCTTGCAACCGTTGGTGATGGCCCAATCCGTGGGTTGTGGGTCACCAACGGCGTAGCCTATGTGGTGTCGGGCAGTGAGTTTTATAGCCTGAATACCAGTTGGGTTGCAACCTTGATCGGCACCGTATCGGGTTCCGGCCCGGTCAGTATGGCTGACAACGGAACCCAGATATTCATAGCCTGTAATCCGTTAAGCTACATCTACAACGTATCCACGTTAGTGTTTGCCCAGATTACGGATGTGGACTTCCCTGGCGCTGGATCGGTTGGCTACCTTGACGGGTACT